ATTTGGATTTTCTGGATAAATCATGCACCCTGACCTCTTAAAAATCTAAGAAGTGATGGGTCTGGATAAACATTATAAATTGCTCTTAACAACATGTCTGGATCATCTGCAATAGGTGCTGTTGGAGATGGACCTGCTCCAAAAGGTAAACCAGAAGTTACTGGTTCATTAGGATTTTGTGTTTGTCCAAATACATTCACATCTGGAACTGGTCTTTGTGCTCTAGGTGCAATCTGTACTCCAGGAGCTTGTGGTGTTTGGACTGCATCAATTTGTTCTTGTAACATCTGAGTTTGTCCTGTTGAGTCACCTTCTGCTCTTGTTGGAACTTTTATTTTTTTTTGTCTTACCATGTATCGTCCTCTATCTCAAAACCTAAATTAACATTAAGCCAAACGCCAGGAATAGGAGTTGGTATTAATATATTGCCTAAAGGCACGTCTCCCTCTTCTCTTTGTGGACGTTCTGGAAAACCTGTATCATTCCAATCTTCTGCATTTATAATATCGTAAAATTTTTTCTTAAGTTCTTGTTTGTTATCCACCTGGTGGTCCTCCTGCTAATCCTGCCAAAACAGAAGCTATATCTTGTGGTCCTTGAGGAGGTAATTGATTTTGTCCTGCAATAACTGCTTCCTCTTCAGGACTTGTTTCTTCTTCTGCTGTATAAAATTTATCTAGTATCTTTGTCATTTGAGCAGGATTTTTTCTTATCTCTGCTGCTGCCATAGTAGCTTTTGGATTACCTTGAGCTGCTTGAGCCATTAAAGATTCAAACAATACAGTTTCTGCTTTCTCAGAGTTTATTCTGTTTTGTATGTTTGTAATATTATCTAAACCATCTAAATTCTCTTGCAATGTTTGAGTATCTATAATACCTTGTTGTTTTAACTGCAACCCTGTAATAACTTTCTGTGGTTCATCAAATCCTGCCATTACACCATAAACTCTTCGTGTCTTATACATTTCTGAAATATCTGTACTTGGAGTATAGGTTTCTTTATATGCAGTACCTTTGTGCATTCCTGCAATAGGTTTTCTTTTGTTAGGATACATTGTTTCATCAAACTCTAATCTTTTAGCATCTATTTCTTGCAAAGCGTCTCTAAGTATTACTTGATACTCTCTAACGTGCATAGAAGCTGATTGTCCTAGTTCTTCTAATCCTCTACCAGTGACAAAACTGTTAGGTGATTGTCCATCATCAGAAACAGGATATGCTGATCCAAGACGTAAGTGTCTTTCTAATCTATCGACTTGTTGAAATAATTGATATGGGAGATTGTTTACTGGTTTAGAAACAGAAGAACCTGGAGCTAAATAGTTTACAGCAAATCTACCTTTACGATATTTTCCTGATTCTATTTCGCCAACTATATTTGTTTCTGTAAACACTGCATCTTCCATAGCAATAGTTCCAAGAATATTTATTTTTGCCATGTTAGCCATTAGACCAATAACGTGTTGAAACTGACTTTGCATTTGATCAAAAGCAAATCTTTTAGCTATAACAAACATTGGTCCACTAGATAATGGATTAGGAATAAAGTCTATAATCTTTCTGTTTTCAGGTAAAAATATATACGTACCTTCTACGTCTATATATTCTACAACTACCTTGCCATCTCCATTTTGATTAGACCAAGATGCTGAACCATCATTGTAATACAACATAGTAAAATCGTTTTGTGATTCTGCTTGTTCGCCTATAATTGCTGCCTTTTGATTAGGATATTGTTCTAGCAATGTAGATATAGGAACTCTGCTAATTATTGCCATATCTTTTGGTTGTTGGTCGTTACCAAACGGACCAGGATAACATGTGAATGGATCTCTTATCATTGCACAAGGATATGGATTATTGTCTTTATCAAACTTTGTAGTTATTGTCCAAGCAACAAAACCGTAACCTGGCAACCATCTACCTACCTGTGGTAATTGTAAATGTAATTTTTGTAAGTCATCGTATGCACCAACAATACGTTCTAGTTTTTCTGATTTCTTTTTAGCTCTTTCAGAATCTTTAGCATTTATAACATCTACTTTTAAATCAGGACTTCTTCCTAGTTTTTGTGCAAATCTTTCTAATGCTGATAAGAATAGGTTTGGTGCAGGTAATTCGTGAAAGTCCATGCTTGATCGTTCTCCAAGTAGAGCACGTACAGCTTCTTCGCCACCATTTAAAATGTCACGTATTCTTGATCTATCCACCATGCCTTGTTGGTTTATTTTTCTTAAATAATCTACTCTGTCATAGAGTTCGTCTTTAGACTTTACCATCGGTTAGTATCCCATATTCCTTCGTCAAAACTACTTGTTTCATAATCAGCAAAGCTAGGCACATAGTCTGTGTCTAGTTCAGCTAATCGTTCTTTTTGCATACGTCTAATTGCTCTCATTGGAAACCAACTAGCCATAACAATGTCAGTCTTTGTACCTACTGTCTTGCTTTTGTTTTTAGCAGAACTAAAATACACTAACTGACTTGTATATAAGTTTACCTTTTCTTGAGCTTCAAAACCCATATAAGGTAAATTAATTATACCTTCTTGAAACGCAGGTCGCATAGCTGTTACACCAAAAATAGGGTCATACTTATTAGAATACGTTTCATGTCCTTCTAAAAATATACCATGTTGTGAGGCAAAATCACGTATAGATTTATCTTGTCGTATAGCTTTTTGAAATCCGTTTTCTTCTATAACCCAGTGTGAACAATTATATTTTTGCCACCAATCTTTTATCACACTAAGAGCTTCTGGAATACCACCACCTAAATTATTGTGCATATCTACCATGTACATAATTCCGTCTGCAGGACCATAAGCCCAAAGAAAAGCAGCTTGATAACCAGTAGAGGCAGGGTCAAGTCCTGCAATAAGGCGTGTGCCTCTAGGTATCTGCCCTATGTCCCTCTTCTGGTCTCGACATGCTTCAATTTCTTCTCTACTAAATAAACTTAAGCCTTCTGGCATTGCAACATTAAGATAGACCATTTCGTATATAGCTCTACCACCTGTTGTCTCTGCTGCACGTTTTCTATCCATTAACCATTTGTAAGATCTCTTACTACTCCATAACATACAATCTTTATGATCTTCTTCATTCCAATCAGTTTTAGTACATGCAGTATCGTGAGCTTCTTCTACAGTTGTTTCCCAAGATTCATTGTCTAGTAAATGAGAATATAAATCGTCATAGTGTTGTCTTGAACCTATAACAATCATTGCAGTATGTTCCTCTTTACGACTTGATAATGTTGTAGTCCACCAGTTTCTTGTGTTTTCTCTTGATGCAGGTTGCATAGTAGAACTATGATCCTCAATGTCATCTGCAATAATTATGTCACAGTCTCTTGATAGAATCTTACCACCACGACCTATACCTACCATGGTCGGACTCTTGATACCAGTAACCGTTCTCGTACCAACAGTAAAACCACTTTGTGACCAAGACTTAGCTGATTTTGTTTTAGGTTTAAATTTTATTCCAGGTCCACATATTTCTTCTATAAGTAATTCGTTAAACTCTAATTGATCTAATACAGAACCCATAGCATTTTTAGATATATCTTCGTTACCACCTACCCATAAAATTCTTATGTTAGGATTTTTGCATATCAACCAAATAACAAAATGTATAAGCAAATCTGTTTTACCATGACGAGGTGGTGATAATATCATTCTTTGACCACCATTTTCTATGGTATTCATAATCTGTTCTATCCACTTGACATGAAACTCTGGTGTTTCATACGGTATGCCTTGTTCTGTTCTAAAATATCTTGCTCTAAATTTATCAAAGTCCTCTAATGTTTTTTCAGCAACTTGAGGTACTGACCAATTTTTTTGTTCATTAGCTATACTTACATCTTCTAAATATGCCTGGTATGCCATAGATACTGCAGCATCTGTAGTTCCTAATATTTTTGCTACACCTGCAATAGTGTTTGTTTTTTCATAAATCTCAAGTGCAAGTCCAGATTCTTTAATGTCATCATAAACTTGTCCACGTCTAGACGATACATTCTTTTTTTGACTAGGAATATTTAAAGTGTCATCTTCTTGTGACCACTCTTTATTTTGACGTCTTGCCCTTTTCTTTTGTTGATTTATACGATTAGAACAACGATCACTGCAAAACTTAGAGCGACCTTTTGGTAAAGGTCTGTGACATCCTGCTGCGTAACACAGTTTATTTTTTTCCATAATTCTTGCAATCTTTGTTTGTACATTTCATATCATCACTTGGTAGTAAATCTCCACCACAGCGAGGACATTGTATAATCAAAACTATTTTTTAATTTTTTTTATTTTACCATTTTTAGTTCTAGCAAACTTGTGAGTCTTGGTTTCACGTATTAAAGTACCGTAGTATCTTTTGCCACCCCACATCCAACTTACTTGTGCCATTACTTTTTCTTCTTTCTTTTTACTGCTCTTGATTTCTGTACTGCTTTTAAATCTATATATCTACCTTCTTTATATGCTTTAGAAGTTCGTTTTATTTCACGAGCAACAGATGATCTTGAATTTTTTTTGTTTTCTAAATATTTTTTAGGAACACCTTTTTCGTATGGAACTTTTCTCATTTTTTCTTTTTAATATCATTGTCTTGAGAGTGTCCACCACGAATAAAACTATTTACTCTTCCCATAGCCCAAGCAGCCATAGAAGCTGATTTAGATCCTGACGACAAATATGCACCTTGACCTCTTCTGTACACTTGTGCTAATTGACCATAAGTGTATTTAGATTTTGCAGCTTTAGCTTGTAATGTTTTTTTTGTCTGTGCATTAATTGGTTTTCTTTTAGGTTTCTTTGCCATTACTTTCCTACTTTCTTTTGTGCATTGACATGTGCTTTATTAAAAGAGCTACCTCTTCTCATAGAGTTATACATGTATTGCATGTGTTTTTTTGTATGATGCTTAGAATGTTTTTTCATAGCATTCTGTTGACTCTTGGTCAACTTAGAAACATCTACACCTTTAACTTTCATAACTTTTTGCTTTTACGTAGCTTTTTAAAATCTGCACCAGTCAACTTATCAAATGGTGGAGCTAATCTAGCTATCTTTTTTTGTTTGGCTGAATAACCTTTTTTACCTTTTGGCATATTACCACTTTACCTTATTTGCCCAGTATGCTGCAGAACTAGGACCTTTTGCAATATTTTTTGCATGCCTAGCCTTAAAAGATTTTCTTCTAGCTTTTGATCTAGCATCTTGTTTCTTTCCTGCAGTAGTCACACCTGCTTGTCCAAATCTTATTAATTTATATTCTGTGCCATAGTGAGCCATAACAACATGCGATTTACCACCTGACTTTTGTCTCTTAGGTTTGTTTACACCTTCAAGACCCAGGCGTTTCATAGTTGATTTTACTCTATCTGGAGTTGGTCCACCGTGTGGCATTACATTCTCTTTTTTCTTTTTTTGCCTTTTTTCTTTGGCTTACTATACATTTTTCCGTACATAAAAACTCCTATATTATTTTTTCTCAGTATAACACAAAACCCTGGCAGGGCAGCGACAGGGTTCTATGCTTGTTAATTGTTGTGTACTTACAATATATATAGATCCGTAAATTAAGTGTGTAAAAAAAATTTTTTTATTAGGTAGGAGGATGTTGTTGCTATTGCTAGTTCCAACATCCTTGGTCTAAGACGCCCTACCATTATTAAGTACTAATACAAGGGATTGTATTGAGTCATAAGTATACCATAGTTTACAAACAATCAAGTAGAAACCTGAGGGCTACGTAGAGGTAACTAGGCGAAAGGAGGAAACTCCTAGCCATACGCAACCCTCAATATTAATACTACACATTCATTAACGACCTGCTATAGTATGTCCTAACAAATATTTTTATTAAGTACATTGTTACAAGTAAAGTTGCCATCGAGGGGCAGAAAGTTAGGAATACTTACAAAAGTATAAAGCAGAAACACAAACCTAATACTCAAGGATCTTGGAACAATAAAAATTAAACAAAAATAGCTTTTACAGCATATAGGCTCGCTACGCTTCAACAGCCAGTGAATCGGTACTACACAATACATTGTACTTACTGTATTTGTACCTACTACATATTGTGTATATTTAGTACAAAATTAACAGTTATTTTTTAAAGGTCTCATATAAAAATATGGTGGGGATCAGGTTAAACCCTGCCTGTTTACCTGCATATAATCTATATCTATACTTTACATATAGATTTATTTGCATACAAAATATATAAATAATCTTGTGCATTTGTGCCGTTATGATACCTAAATAAAACACCCTGTACCTTTTTTGAAACACTACTGGGAGGGTTAACGTTGCTAGATAATTATTTATAAAATCTAGT